TCAATAAGTAATAATATAATATCATGGCTAACACCTACGTAGACTACACAGCGACTGCTGGACAGACAGACTTTGCTTTTTCCTTTCCATTCCTAGAAGACTCACACGTTGTAGTCGAAGTAGAAGGAGTAAACCAAGCACTCACCACGAACTACACAATAGAGACATCACCTGCTCAAAAGATTGTTCTTAGTAATCCTACAACAGCAATAGCTGGTGGTGAGTTGGTACGTGTTAAACGTGTATCTGATCCTAGCACCGACTTAGTAGATTTTGAAAACGGTTCTGTATTAACGGAAACTGAATTAGACAGAGCGTACAGACACAACCGTTATCTAGCTGAAGAAGCATACGACGGGGTCAACGCTGGCTTAGGAGAGGTAGAAGGAAGTACAAACTACAACGCTAACAATAAGCAGATCAAGAACTTAGCAGACGGTACGCTTGCTACAGACGCTGTTAATAAAGGATACGTAGACGGTCAAGTAGCGTTAACCAACACTAATTTAGCTGGCTTCTTTAAATCTACACATACTGGTAACGCTGTTGATAACGTCTTTACTCTTTCTTTTACTCCACAAACCACTGAAGCAGAAGCGTACATCGTATCGATAGATGGTCTTGTACAAGTACCTGACACTGACTACACCATAGGTGCTACCGACATAACATTCAATACAATACCTGCTAACTCTGCTGAGATATGTGTTGTTGCTACAGCTGCTTCAAGCGTTGCTACTGTCAACGAAGCACAAGTAACAGCTACAGGTTCAACGACGTCTAGAAACCTTGCTGATCGTTTTGCTGAACAAGTTAATGTTCTTGATTATGGTGCAGACCCAACAGGTGCTACTGATTCAACCGACGCCTTCAACCTCGCTCTTAAAGCATCAGCCGACTATGCTACTGAGATTTTAAATAAACATCAAGTAGAGCTACAACTAAACGGTGGTTACTATAAAGTCGAAGGTACAGTATATGTACGAAAAGGGCAGGTTATTTCAGGTGGTGGTTGTCACATATTCATGGGTTCTACAGGTTCGTTTAAGTTAGGTTTTAACAGCGACGGTGTAACTCAAGATACAGGAGGTCACCCCATAACAATGCAAGACTTGTTTTTGGAAGGTGGTTTTCGTCCGATTGACGCTCAAATAAATGGTTATCAAATTTTAAATTGTTTTATATCTTCTAGTTCAACAGGACCAAGAATTGATGGTTCTGATGGTATTGTCAGTAATTGCACATTTGATGACGGCAGTACCTTGTTATCTTTGACCGGCAGGAATCAAGTTGTTGATAATTGTAATTTTTATGTAGGCAACCAACAAATAAATATTGGAGAGTGTAGGGATTCCGTAATATCAAACTGTGTATTCAATTATGCCGAAGTATGTTCTATTGATTGGCGAGGGGCTGAAACGGAAAACTTAAAGATAGTAGGTTGTTCTTTTATAGCTAACAATCAACACGCAAGTACTTTCGATGGTTTTATAAGAGCATTAAATGACGTTTCAGCACCCACAGGCGAATTAATAGTTAGGGATTGTAGTTTCAGAAACTGTTTTGAAGAAGCTATTAATTTATCAGGAACAAGCCCGTCAGGTAAATTAGATATACAAGGTTGTATCTTTGATGGTAATAAAACTTTTCCTACCTATACACAATCAACTACTATGAAGGCTATCGCTATAAAAGGAGCTTCAAGTTTTGATTTAACAGTTAAGAATTGTAAGTTTCAAAATCTTTTAGATACTCCTTTAACTTTTACGAGTAGCGGTACATGGACTGCTGATGTGTTTGATTGTGAGTTTGTTAATAATGCAGGTACAGAAAGCATTGAAATAACAGGAGGACCAGACACTTCATATATTTATCTAGGAAATATTAAAGGCGAGGGATCATCTAAGGATTTAATAACTTTATCAGGGTCTACTCGTTTCTTGGTTAAAGGTTGGCTAAAGGATTGGTTAAAGATTACTGATGACGGAACATACGATGTTGTTAATGTACCTTATGGAGGCTCTTCTTTAATGGATGTTACATTGATTGCTAATCCGAATCCAGCGGGTAATAATTTATATAGAACAATTAAAAATATGTTGTTCTCTGTTACTTACGACTTTAGCGGTTCATTGATTACTCAGTTATCTAATTCGACTGTCTTTAGTAGTACTTCACCTCTAGGGTTGTCTTTAAATTTACAAGGAGAACTAGGTTCAGTGGGCGGTGGCACTCAAGTGTCAGGAATACAAGGTCCAAACGTTATTGCTATTTACTATCCTAATACTTACGGGGACCCTAGTATTGATGTCCAATTTAAAGAGACACAACGAAAAGCTTTATAATGACCGAATCACTCTCCCACTTCTTAGATACAGCTCTTGGCGTAATACTTGCCGTAATCGGTTGGATGATAAAAAAACTGTCAGATAGATTAGAGAACGACGAGAAACGACTGACTAGGATAGAGGTGGAGTTGGCAGCACAAAGTGAAAGAGATACTGCTGTTGAGAACCGTATGGGAGGACTTGAAACTAATATTAAAGAGATAAACACTAAGCTTGATCGTATGATGGAGCTACTAATGAAAAGATAGATATGCCAAAAGGATTATACGCAAACATAAACAGAAGAAAGAAACTCGGTATTAGCCGTAGTAAGAAGAAGTCAACGATTAGCCCTAAAGCTTACAGTAACATGAAGCGTGGGTTCCCGAAGAAGAAGTAAGGTGGGTGTATCGTTATCCATAGGTAGAGGTGAGAAAAGCCGTAAAGGTGGACTCACTGCGAAGGGAAGACGTAAATACAATCGTGCTACTGGTTCTAATCTAAAAGCTCCTCAACCCGGTGGTGGTCCTCGTAAGCGTTCCTTCTGTGCTCGTATGAGTGGTAACAAGGGACCGATGAAAGACAGTAAAGGCAGACCTACCCGTAAAGCTTTAGCGTTGCGTCGTTGGAAGTGCTAAGTATGCCTCGTCGTCCAATAGCTCGTCCTCACCCTCTGTCTGCTCAACAACGGACACTAGCAGCCGTATCATCAGCGAAGGTAAAGGAGAACAAACAGAAAGCAGACGAACTACAAACGAAGGTTACATCGCTGGAGAGTGATCCATTTTTTGTTACTATTGACGGGGGTGGTCCTGTATTGGACGACACTGATATATTCGACGGAGGACAACCAGATGCCTAGTTTTACAAAACGTATACAACTACGACGTGGTACTTATGCCGAGTGGCGGGAAGAGAACCCTGTACTGTTGGAAGGTGAAGTTGCTATCGAGCTAGATACTGACCGTAATCGTATTAAGATAGGAGACGGAACGACTGCTTGGAACGAACTACCTTACTTCCTAGACGCACGTGAAGAAGAAGTGGGAGACCATGCAGAGTTTCTTGAAGGCTTGACAGGTGATCCGTAATTCACTAACAAGTGTCGGATTTAACCAATTAATGAAAATAAAATATGAGCGTATGGTATCAAATGGGACAGAGCGTCAGGAACTTATTAATATCTCTTACTAGCACCAGCAAGGCTATATTAGACACTGAGAGTAACATTCAAGCAAGGACTGACGACGACTTAGGAACAATGGCGTATGCCACGGACACTAATAAATTGTATGTATTTACAGACTCAGGATGGCAAGCTGCTCAATAGTTTTGACAATCAATAATCACTAACATAAATATAATCACTAATGGCTAACATACTTCAACAAATAGGACAGACCGTTAAGACGAAGTTGGATGACAAGGTAGATAAAACGGACGCTGTGACGGACTTCTTAAAGTCTATTCTCGGCTTCCCTGAAGATACCGTTGCACCCGATGTAGACACGGCAGCAAACATAACAGCAAGAACCAGCGACAGCACTGGTACTATCATGTACGGAAGCGACTCTTATAAGCTTTACGTATTTGACGGTAGTAACTGGCAGGTCTATAACAACAGCTAAACACATGAGCGATATTACAGTAATTAACGACAGCGAACAATCATCGCTGGTAACTAACGGACTTGCTAAGAATGGTGAGTTGTATTTGAAAGCTGCGGGTAGTACCGATGCAGGTGCTATTGTTGTATACGACAGTGGATCGTGGAGAACGTTTGCTAATGAAGCAGTAAGTTTTGTTAACACCTACAGCGTAGAAACAGACGGAACTAACGATCAGCTTCAACTGCCATCAGGATTACCGGGATCAGGCAATAGATTAGGCATCACAGGAACTTCGCATACCATTTGTTTTTGGATGAAGATCACAGGTACAATACCTCATAGAGTAAACTTCTTCACCAATGTTAGTATACAAATACGGACACGAACAGACGGATTCCGTTTTTATACATCCGGTGCAAATAAGCATCACATACATACTATTACGGCTGGTACTTGGTATTTCCTAGCTTTATCTTGTGATGGAACTAGCCACACCTCGTATGTTAAATCTGCATCAGACGATCTGTCAGCTACAGTCACGGGTAATAGTTTCACGCCAACAGGATATGCAACTTGGGGACCATCATGTAATGCGAACTACGATGAAATTGCTACCTTCAACAGTGCCTTATCAGCATCTGATATAAGCAACATCTACAATAGCGGAGTACCGGGTGATTTATCAGGGTACGCTACTTTGGCAGGTCACTGGAGAATGGGTGACTCTGACGGAGGTACAGGAACAACAATTAGCGATGAAATGGGTGGTGAAGACATTACATTGGCTAACGGGGCTTTCATTGACACAGACATACCATCTTAATAACTATGAGCAGACAATATGTAATTCTAAATGCTGATGAAGTAAGTACCGTTAACTTTGACGAAGTACTTGAAACATCAGTGGATACACTAAGATATAACGTGGCAGGTGATGAAACCTTTGTTAAATACGAAGGAGCTAAACCACGATGCCTATACGGAAAAGATACCCTTAGTCACTCGGCAATGTTGACCGTGTTGGCTGGGGAAGCTTGGACACAACCTATGGAGGAAGAATAAGACATGGCTACTTTAAACACAGTCACATCATCCACCCGTCCCGCTTCGCCAGCTGCTGGTGAGGCATACTTCGAGACGGACACTAATAAGATTATCGTTTGGACAGGGTCTGAATGGACAGAGATTGTTTCGGACGGTACTGCTTAACTTTTTAACCATCAATAATAAATACTAATATGCCAGATACATCATCTATATTCTATCAAATCGGTCAATCGACCAAGAGTGCTATTGCAGTAGAAGAAACACGTGCGTTAGCTGCCGAAGCTACACTTCAGTCGAACATCGACAGCGAAGCTTCCAGTCGTGCAAGTGCCGATACTACCCTGCAATCTAACATCACCGCTGAGGCTACTAGCCGTGCGTCTGCTGACTCTACCTTACAAGGTAACATTGACACAGAAGCATCAAGCAGAGCATCCGCTGACTCCGCTATCCAATCCGAACTAGACGCTACTCAAAGTGGTGCTGGTCTTGGTGCAGGTGGATCGTACTCCGCTAACTCCTCAACTAACTACATCACATCTGCTGGTTCTTTGGTTGCTGCTGACGAAGCTCTCGATGCACAGATCAAAACTAACGCTGACGCTATATCTTCTGAAGCAAGTACTCGTGCATCTGCCGACAGTACCCTTCAGTCTAACATTGATAGTGAAGCTTCTTCCCGTGCTAGTGCTGACTCAGCTCTCCAAAGCAGCATTGATGCTGAAGAGACTGCCCGTCAATCCGCTGACTCGACCCTTCAAACAAACATCAATGACGAGGCAACTGCCAGAGCTTCTGCTGATACGACTTTACAGTCCAATATCGACGCTGAAGAAACTGCACGTATCGCTGCTGTTAGTGGTGAAGCTACTGCTAGAGCATCTGCTGACACGACTCTTCAATCGAACATCGATTCCGAAGCTTCAACTGCTCGTGCCGCTGAATCTGCTCTTGATGTTGCCAAAGCTAATCTTGCTGGTGCTGCATTCACCGGTGACGTAAGCGGAACTAACCTTGTACTTAGTGGTAACTTAACTGTTAACGGTACAACTACTTCCGTACAAACCACTAACTCCGAGATCAAAGACTCTATTCTTTTGATCAACGACGGTGCTGCTGGTTCAACTAACAACTCGAACGACGCTGGTCTTATCATTGAGCGTGGTACTGGTGACGGTGGAAACATCGCTGCTGTATACGACGAAGGTATCGACAAGTTTGCGTTCTATAAAACATCCGCTACTTCTGCTTCTACTGACATCAGTGGAGACGACGGAAGTGCTGAGTTGATCGACGTTAAAGCTAACGACGTTGTTCTTGGTGACGGAAACAATCTTGGTTCATTGGCAGACTTTACTGCTGCAATGGCTTAAGTTTATATCGCTGAATGAGTGCGAAAGGTAACAAACGAGATACTAAGTCTCTAACTTTTCGTCTCACAAGCTCACAAAAGAAGGAGGTAGCTGGGATCGCTAATACGCTCGGTCTCAGCTCCTCCGCTCTTTTACAGATGTGGGTAACACGAATCCTGAACAATATGAACGGACGTGGTGACCACTCTGAGATGCCGAGAGACAACAAATAATAACTTATGAAGGATCACGTAGAAGGAGCTAAACTTGCTGACGGTTATACTGAACTGTGTAAGAATGCAGTTGGGTACATGAAAGCTATGGAGGAATACAACCCGGCTTTGATGAACGCTATAGGCAAGTGGTTAAAAGATAACAACATCACAGTGGATAATCGTAGTGGTAGTAATGTTAATGAATTAGCTAATGAGTTCAAAGCTTTGCCGTTCCCTGAACAACAAGACGATATACCCATCGAGAAACAACTTTAACTCTTCCCTACATTCCCATATACTCTAAAGGAGTCGGCAATATAACGTCGGCTCCTTTTTATTTGATACGATGAAGAAGAAACACCAAGAGATACCACCACAACTACGAGACTTTAGAAACTTTCTGTGTCTTGTTTGGCGACACCTTAACCTGCCTGACCCTACTCCGTTACAGTACGACATGGCTTTATACTTGCAAAATGGACCTCGTCGTTCCGTTATTCAAGCATTTCGTGGTTGTGGTAAGAGCTGGATAACCTCAGCGTTTGTCGTTCATCAGTTACTACTAGACCAAACAAAAAACATACTTGTTGTATCTGCCAGTAAGAATAGATCGGATGACTTCTCTACTTTTACGTTACGTCTAATACAGGACATACCTGCACTACAACATCTACAACCATCAGA